GTAAATAATTGATATATCAACGTTTGAAGAGTCACTGTGGCAAATTTGTAGCAAATACTAAATAAGTCCTTTGAATAAATTAATAGCTTTTTCTGTTTCTTCGTGTCTCTTCTTTTCTAGTAGGTGAGCATACGTGCTGAGCGTGATGTTTACATCAGCATGGCCAAGCCTTTCTGATACGTATTGAATTGATATATCTTTTGATAAAAGAAAACTAGCATGTGTATGTCTTAATCCATGAAATGTTATAACTGTGCTATTGTCTTTTTCAAGAAAACGCTTTAATTGCTTATTAGCAGCATTGTCAGAGGGCGGTGTATCATTTTCCCCTTGAAAAGCAAACCGCTCCCCAAATGTCCATTTTTTAGCTTTATTCATAAATTCTGATGAGATGGTGATTTCTCTATTAGATGTTTTTGTTTTTGTTTCCTTGAAGGCTTGATCGTGAATCTGCCAAGATTTGTTTACAGATACAGTGTTGTTTTTGAAATCAAAGTCATCTTTTGTTAAACCGGCGACCTCTGAAAATCTTAAGCCGGAATACAAAGCAGTTAAAATCATGTGGCTAGTAACGGCATCGCTTTCACTTGCTCTAATGATTAGCTTTTTCATTTCATCTTCTTCAAGAAATTTCAAGCTCTTATCTTTACTTTTAACTATCGAATAAGTATTAACGTTTCTTGTAAAGTCTCTGATGATTAGTCCTTCGTCAATAGCATATCGAATAAAAGCGCTAGTTATATTTTTTATGTGTGATACAGACGATTTTACGTGCTCGGCTCCATATTCATTGATTAGTAATTGGAAATCCTTAGAGGTAATTTCTGACATTTTTTTGTTACCCCATTTTTTTGTCAGTAAAGAAAGGGTAGTTCTGTACCATTGTTTGGTAGCTGTTTGAAGTTGTGGCTCCTTAAAAATATGGTACCAGTCTTCAAACACTTCTACGAATATAGCGTTATCCTTAGTCAGCTCTCTATTTTGTTTTTGAACCTCTGTCTCATTAGCCCAATTAGTTGCTGCTTTTTTTGTTTGAAATCCTGATTGAGTTTTTTTCAAATATTTTCCGTTATCCGGAACAGAAACACTAGCCGTCCATGTTTTACCACGTTTATATATTGAAGCCATAATAAAAACCTCCTTTAAAAAGGGGGCTTATATCTGTTATAATCTAATAGAACGCCCCGTGCGTTTACGTTTAGCACACCTTGTCTTTAGCCGGATGGGTGTGCTTTTTTATTTGCTTATTTTTATGACTTCATTGTCAATTATATACGCCCAAACGGGCATGAAATTAGTAACCGTAGTCGTCACTTGCTTTTCCTTGGTCGTTAAGTATTTTCGCAGCCATTGCAGGTACGGTGATTTTACCACCCATAGTTGATTTGTAAGACACTGTCCCAACGCTTGTTCCTGAAACTGTTACCAAATCATCTTCCAAAACCCTTGAACCATTCAAAATATCTGGGTCAAAGCCCACTAAAATAATATTGTCACTATCTCCATCAACAGCTAATCTTATTTGTGTCTCTGATTTATCTTCAATCACTTGAATAACCTTACCCGTAAATTGAACTTTTTTACCTTCATAGTCATCTGGTGTGCGGGCGACTTGTTCATAGGTTATACCCGTCTTATACGAATTTGGGTCTTTGTCGACAGCTTCGCTAGAAGATAAAGCGGCAGCTCTTGACGATGATTCAGCAGCTTTTGATGATGATTCAGCACTGTTTTCGGATGAAGATTTTTTACTACTTGATTTATCGTCGCTGATAGAGCTATCAGCACTCGTATCTCTATTGTTTGTTTGAGGCATGGAACTGACGCCAACAATCAATGACACACAACCGGCTATAAAAAGCACCAACGGTGTCTTCCACGTGAATTTTGATTCTTTTTTTCTAAACTTATTAAGTATTAGAATTATCAACGTTACCCAGAACGCTACGCTTAATATCAACCATAAAAACATCATGGCATTACTCATATTTCTTGATCTCCCAATCTCAAAAGCTTTTTAATGTGGACGCCTAGCACATAAACCTATTCTACAACACTAAGAGACTTAAATGTTTCATTTGCATAGTGTTCAAGCCAAGAGGGAATACGATAATATTCCATAAAACCGTTAACGGTTGTTGGCATTTCAATAGACATTAACATTTTGATAGCGTTTCTATGAGCAAGCAATTCCTCACCACGTTTCCCAAACTCGCTAAATTGATATACAGCTTGTGCTTCATGATCGCCATATAATATATGACTTAATTCGTGAGAAAGTCGATAACAATAATCAACCCCGATATCAAAATTAGCATTCATTATGATGGCACGACTTTTTACTAAAGCTGTATCGGGAACGTGAGAAAGTAAATTGTCGGCTAGTATAACAATTACGTTGTTTTTACGAGCTATTGATTCAACATTTTGAACTATTTCAGGATATAGTTGCTCACTGTAATTGTAAAATTCTGTCATTTATTCTCCTTCTCACGCAAGGAAATAATATAACGCGCATAATCACGTAACTTCTCTTTTTCAGATTCTTCTATTTCCATACCATCGAAAGCAAGAATGGTTTCGTCATCTAAAATATCAACTGTTTGGTCTTTGGTTGAATTTTTCGATTGCAATATGTCACTTCTCCCTAAAAGGTAATCAGTAGAAACGTTAAGTACATCTGCTACTTTTTGAAGGGTTGCCACCGTGGGTTCTCTTTTATTCCATGAATAAATTGATTTTTCACCAATTCCTGCTTTAATTGCAAGTTCTGTTAACGATAATCCGTTCTTTTTTGAAACTTCTTTGACTCTGTCAATTAGCGCCATATCTATGTTTTCTCCTTGTATAGACAAGAAAAAGTACTGCATATAGTAAAAGAGTGTTGACAAGTACTGCATGAGGTACTATACTAATTCTTGTAAGTTAAAAGTGCAAACAAAAAACAGTAATAACATTATCAATCTTGGCGGAGGGATATGTTGATACTTTGCTTTGTTTAGCTGTCTTTACTATGCAATTATAGTACTTCATACGATACTTGTAAAGTAAAACTTACAAACATTTTTACAGTAAGTAATACTAAGGAGGAAATTATGAGTGTGCAGGAAGCGATTCAAACACTTGAAGAAGAACAATTTAAGTTCTCACTTCATTTGAAAAAGAAACGGTTGAAGCCTCGTATGCTTGCGCCGGTTATAGGAAAGTCTGAATCATATGTACGTCAACTACTATCTGGTGCAGCAAAAGGCGAAGCGGCTAAAGAACACTTAGCAACGCTGTTCAAGTTCACGGATTATGATGGCGAAAGTTGGTTGTAAGAAGGAGGCAAACAAATGTCATTTGATGAAACGAAAAATTATTTGCAGAAAGAAATTCAAATTGAACTAAAAGGCATCACGTCAGAAACGTTCAACAAGCATTTCCGCAGTGACAAGAATTTTCCTAAACCAATTTTTGATACACCACGCAAGAAGATTTGGGACGGACGAGCATTAGTGTGGTACTTCGATAAGAAGTCAGGAAGGTAAGCAATATGCAGGAAATTATCAAGATTAACCAAAACGAGCAAGGCGAAACACGAGTCAGTGCTCGAGAGTTGCACAAGGAATTAGGCGTTAAGAAACGTTTCAGCGCATGGTTTGAACAATATCAGGAAATGTACGTTGAGGGCACAGATTTTACAGGCGTACCTGGAGGTACACCCGTTATCGGTGGAAATGGTAACGTTCAATATCTTCAAGATTATTCACTCACGGTCGACATGGCAAAAAATGTAGCCATGATGTCAAAGACTGAAAAGAGTCAACAAATTCGAGATTACTTTATCCAAGTCGAAGACCGTTACAAGAAATTAGCCAATGATCCATCTTATCAAATGGCACTCGGTTTGAAAGCGTCACAGTTATTACTTGACCAGAAAGACCAAATAATTGCCGAGATGAAACCTAAAGCATTGTTCGCTGACGCGGTAGATGCAAGTGATGGCAGTATCTTAGTCGGTCAGTTAGCTAAGACGTTGCGACAAAATGGCGTGAATATTGGTCAAAACCGACTATTCAAGTGGTTGCGTGAACATGAATATCTGGGCAGCCGTGGTGAGCAGTACAATCTACCGACTCAAAAGAGTATGGACTTGCGCGTGATGGAAACGAAGACACGAACAGTCAATAATCCTGATGGGTCAATCAGAACGACACATACCACCAAGATTACAGGCAAGGGACAGATTTACTTTATTAACAAGTTTTTGCAAGTAGCATAGGAGAAATTATGGAAGATGAAATCAAAAAAGCCGTAATAGATTTTATCAACAAAAACTATCACGGTAGTGAAACGGTTGAAATTAAGATTTCAGGTCCTCTGTTGCCATACGATGCCACTCTGAAAATTCGTCCAGATTAAATTTGCGTTTGAATATCTTGTTAGTCGTAGGCAAATAAACTTTGGTTGATTTAAAAAACTGATCATCATTGAAAATAATAAATGTCACACTTCCACTCAATGAATCGAAACCGTCTATTCTCAAAGGGAATTTTAGAGGCGGTTGTTGAGGAAAAGTATTTGTAAGTGTCATCTTTCCATCATCTGTCGTAAATGACGGAGAGTTAAGTGAGACATCATTACCCCTAAAAGTATTAATCTTTTTACCTTTAAAGGTTATCCATGGGGCGAGAATTGTTACCGGTTGCGAAGATTGATTATTTATAGTCATTTGGATACACACCGCTGAATAAGGGGTGGTGCTGTTTACCTGATGACCATTTATGATTCCAAACGTTCCATCAAGAGGTACAACGTATAGGCTTTTATGAGGTTTTGAAGATTGACTGAAATTAATTTTTGGTTTTGAAGACAAATAAGATATAAATTGTATCGATAAACCGGCGATACCGGTAATAGCACCGATTATGGCGAGAATGTTAGTCATTAGATTATTCCTTATAAGTGTTAATTAAAGAATATCACAACTAGGTTTAAATTAGGAGGTCAGCATGTCAAAGAGTGCAGATTTAGAAGACATCAGGCAGTCGTTGCTTGATTACGCACAGGCAGCAATTAGCAAAGGTCGCGAGGCGATAGAGGGCGAGTTATCTATCAATTACAGACCGATTGAAGAAGCCGAAAAGGCATTGAAATTGATGAAAGAGTTAGGTTAGTGAAATGGCATACGGAATAGCAGCAATCATTATCATAGTTGTCGCAATTATCTACTTCTTCTATTCAGAGCGAAAGTTTGACGAGAAAGAAGCGTTGCGTGACATCAACGAGTTAATGGATAGCGGCATGACTTGGAACCAAGCACAGCGGCAAATTGAGCACGCAAGCGATAACACACGTGCGCTTGATGAAGCTAACAAGGTTCTGAAGCAAAAGAAAAACGCTTAGCACAATTGGAGTTGGCTAAGCGCAGTAGGTATAAATTGTCTTGGAAAATAATTTATATCTCGATTATAGCAAGAAACGAGGTAAAAGCAAATGGTAACAGATGTAAAAGACGTTACGCAACGTCACGAACAAGTTGACCGTGACAACTTCAACTATGATGATAAGGCAACTTTGAGCGTTTATCCATTTGGAGAAATGAAACGGTCGGAAGTTGCAAAAGCAAACAATGCCGAGCGTGTATTCTTTCTGAAACCAGAAGATAAGCATGGTGACTATGTGCTAGATACCGATTTAGCGGACTATTTAGAAAAATATAGCGGCTGCCTTATCGCAGTTGAGATGCACGAATTAGATGATATTGATTGGGGAGATTAAGCATGTCAAACGAAATAACATTAGCAAAGCAATTAAGTAGTGACAAAGTCGTTGAGCAATTTGCTGCAACAGCCGGAGAAAGCGCCAAGTCATTTGCAAAAGAAGTGGCATTGACCATTTCTGGTAATCCAGCATTACAGCACGCAAAACTGGGTACGGTCATTGTTGAAGCAACCAAAGCCAGCGCATTGGGTCTGTCTCTGTTGCCAACGGTAGGTGAAGCCTATTTGGTTCCTTACAAAGGTGATGCGCAATTCCAACTTGGCTATAAAGGCATTGTTCAATTGGCAATGCGAAGCGGACAGATGAAATCATTTGGAGCTGAAAGTGTCTATGAGGGTGAAAATCCAAAATGGGACAAGTACAACCAAGAGCTGGTGACTGACGGCGAAGAAACAGGAAAAATCATTGGCTATTATGCTTTCTTCACACTGGTTAACGGATTCAAAATGGCAGCATACTGGCCAAAGGAAAAAGTTGAAGCCCATCGTGATCGCTTCAGTAAATCTAAAAAGGGTCCTTGGTCGACTGATTTTGATGCAATGGCTAAAAAGACGGTGCTTAAATCTATTTTGCAGTATGCACCAAAGTCTAGCGAAATGAAACGAGCGCTAGCAGAAGATACACAAGCTGAATATGTTCAAGCTGGTATTCAAGATGTTACACCAGAGCCAGCAAATATTGAGGCACCAGTTGAAACAACAAATGCACCAGAAATTAGTACCGAGGAAGAAAGTCTGTTCGGTGAATTGAGTGATGTTGATAAAGAGACTGCACCCAATCCATTCGCTCAAAATCTAGGAGGTGACAACTGATGTTAGAGACTAAACCAGCATTGAGTTTTGAAAATGGTGTGATGGTTAATTACAGTGATTTGTTGGCAATTGCCGAAGAGTATAAATCATTGCCAGAAACTATTGTAACTGCTGCTCAAGGGTCACGCGCCAACGCTGTTAAAAGTGATTTGAAAAAGAATGCCGACCTGATTAAGAAAGAGCTTAAAGCAGAGGATAAGCGACGCAGTGAAGCGTTCTATGAAGAAAATCATGGTGCAGTAGCTGCTTTAGATACTTTGTTAAGTGTCCGTGAAGATTTGGTTGAGCGCACTAATACGTGGGAGAAAACACGTTTAGACGCTAACATGCCTGTTCTGGAAGCGTTTATTGATGAACAGAATGAATTACACCACTTGGATAGTCAACATCAATTAAGCGCAAATGATTGGCGAAAATTAGGAACATTTACACCGACAGGAAAGATTGTTGGCAAGGTTCAAAACGAAATCGTTAGTCAAGCAAGATTAGCAGAATACGACCAAAACAAACAACCAGAATTAACACCTTTGGATTTGTTAAAGCGTGATCTAAATCGTGCCTTTTCTGAATTGTACTCGAACTACGAAGATGATGGCATTTACGGCGGCAAAGACATTAAAGATGATTTAGCTAAAATCGCACAATTACTGCAATAAGAACACCACCAGCTCAATGTGGTAAAACCGAGCACCAGTGGAGTTTAGATTACAAGCTAGCGCAAGTAGTCATTGTAACGCACTGCATTCACAGCGATATGGCGCAACCATACAAATGGGTGTGATGCCCTAGGAGGTAACAAGTGGCAGATAACAAAAAATATTATTATATCCGTCTCAAGGAAAACTTCTTTGATAGTGATGAAATCAAATTGTTGGAGAGTATTCCAAATGACGGTTATAAATTCTCAAATATCTTACTAAAAATGTATCTCAAAAGTCTCAAATATGAAGGCCGTCTCATGTTCAACGAACGGATTCCTTTCAATGCTGAAATGTTGGCAACGGTCACTGGTCATAGTTTAGGCGATGTTACAAGAGCGATTGACATGTTCAAAAAGTTTGGACTGATAGAAGTTCTGGAAACTGGTGAAATCTACATGTTAGATATTCAAAGTTTCATAGGTAAAACGTCGACCGAAGCTGACCGCATCAAGGCTTATCGCAAAAACGTTGAACATCAAAAACAAGCCAGTGTACAAATGTACGACAAACGTACACCAGAGATAGAGTTAGAGAAAGAGATAGATATAGAGACAGAGTTAAAACCAGAAATAAAGAAAGAGCCAACAGCATATCAAAAGATTGTGGCTGTTTATGAAAAAAATGGTTTTGGTTTGGTCAGCCCAATCGTTTCAGAAAAAATCAATGATGAACTGAAAGATTTTGCTAGTGAATCTAACGAAGATGAAGCGGTTAATATCATTACCAAAGCAATGGAGATTGCAGCACTTAATAGTGCTAATAACTTTAACTATGTATTGGCTATCACTAAAAAATGGTACAACAAAAAACTGTTCACTCTGAAAGCGGTTGAAGCAGATGAATTAAAAAATAAATCTCAAAAGGCTTCAAGGTATGGCGGTAGAAGAAATATTGTTGAGCCACAGTTAGCGAGTGTTTCAGAACCAGTTGAGGAGCCAGAAAGGGAGTTACCAGAATGGCTGACGGACGCGGCAAAGGACCTTTAGATTTTGTACTCCTAGCAATCAGATTAAAGGCAATGGGAATACCGACATCTAGCAACAGTCAATCATTCCCAGCGGTTAATTTTGAAGAACTAGGTAGACGCTTAAAAGAAAATGGATCGCTCACAAAAATGGTTAAATGCGCCAGTGCTAATTACGTATCAGTTTTAGAAGTTTGGCAGAGCGCACCCGAAGCGATTGCGGTATTGCAAGAGATGAGAAAGGAAGCAACAAAATGAAAGCTAATGAATATCGGGATTTGATTGGTAAATATCGCGAGCTGAAACGACAAAATAATAATATGATTTCGTCAATTGAAGATATTAAAAAGATTATTTCTGATGATAAATATCAACAGGTTGAGATCATGATGACAAGTGGTTGGGATAGAGATGGATACCATAAAAGCATTCAAACTATTTATGTCAATGCAAAAAATGTTTTGAGATTTTATGAAAGTGAATTACCATTTCACGAACATGCGCTTAAGATACTCAAAAATAGAATTGACAATGGGGTAATTGATGATTGACAGAGCTATTTGCAAAACTGAATAAGGTTGACCCAAACAAAGGTCTAATCACGTTGCAGTTGAGCACTGATGATATTCACACGCTAGAGAAGTATCACGCCAGCGGACAGCAACAGGTGGTGTCATTGATAGCGAGTGATGAAAACGGACTGTCACCAAAACAACGTAGTTTCGCTTTTGCGTTGTTGAACGATATCTATTCGTCACAAAAAGGCGGCTACTGGATTGAGGAAAAAGAGACTGTCAAACAACATTTCTACGCAGCGTACGAATACTACAACGGTTTAGATTTTGGTGAATTTAGTTTGAGTGACGCTAAAGGAAACAAGACTGATACAAACCAGTTCATCAACATGTTGCTAGATTATGCAGCGATACATGACATTAGTTTGAGTGTGAAGCCGCTGAACGAATTAGAACCGCAAGAAATTGCACGGTGGGAGTACAGGTGTCTCATGGAAAAGATATGTGTTGTTTGTGGCAAGAAGCCAAGCGACCTACATCATTTAGATACAGTTGGGTCAGGAATGAACCGCCAGCATACCAATCATTTGGGACACAGAGCGGTGCAACTATGTAGGGAACACCACAATCTGGCTCACTCACTTGGCATTGAAACGTTCATGCAGCGTTTCAAGATTAACGGCATCAAGATTGACGAAAAAATAGCTTTGGCACACGGACTGAATATAAAGTGATTTAAGCGTTTAAAAACAGTTTTGGTGTAATTATGCGAAAAGCAATTTAAAACAACGTGATAAATTTACGAGCAAGGCAAATACAGTGCTCACAAAACAATAAAAGATATTCGAAAGGATAACAAATGAGTGAAGCATACGAAACGACAATCTATCGTGATTCTGATAATTCGATTATTCATATCGACACGTCAGTTAGTAACGAGAAATACCGATTGAGAAAATACGCTAAAGATTTTGATTTGAAGTTGGTACATGACGAACTAGACACTGGTGGCTATACAGGTCTTAACGTAGACGCTAATCAATTTGCGGTTAGGTTTGATAGAGATGGATATATTACAATCTCTAAACGTCGTGAATATTCTGATGAAGAACGAGCGGCGCTGGTTGAACGTGCACGAGTGAATTTAGGAAGGTAGATAACCGAGTGACTAAATTTATTTTTGAAAGTGAATTGTCGGGAGACCCGGCGCCACATAACCAGTCAAACTTTAATAAGAGTGGCAAGGTTTACAAGGGTGCTAGAGAAAAAGCTTATATCCAAGAGCTTGAGTATCGACTACGTGCTGAAATTATCAAGAATAAGGCGTTTGAAAAGTACGGTGAAGTGCCAATCAAGGTGGACTACATCTTTGGATTTGCACCAACTAAATCATGGAGCAAGAAAAAGGTACAACGTGCTTTGAACAATGAGATTTACCCAACAGAGCAAAACAAAGGCGATTGGGACAACTTGACCAAGTCAACGCAAGATAGGTTGAACAAGCTAATTATAGCTGATGACAGATTTATTGTGGACGGCAGAGCGAGAAAGATATTCACGCCTAAGCCGTATCTAAGAATTGAAATTGAGGAAATGAACAATGAGTAAATCAGGATATATCGTTCAAATTAAAAATGAGTATTTCTTCCTGAACAACATTACGCAAGAACAAAATAATGCGTTCTCGTACAAGTTGGAAGAACTAGCTGATACTGATTGGGTTAAGCGCTACGATCCAAAATACGACAACCCACAGTATCGTCAGCGACTACGTGACACGATTATTAAACGAATCAGTTATCTGTACCGTGAAAACGTTGGTAGATTCTTCGTGTTAGGTAATCACGGCAAGATGGTTGAGATTTAGAAAGTGTGATGAGATGAAAATAGTTAGCTTACAGAGCGTGGGATTGGGGGCATCGTATGCTCGAGGTAATGGTGAAAAGTTTAATGCTCCATACGAAATTTACGTTGGTACAACATTCCTAGATGCTGCCGGAAATTCTTTAGATACCACAGTAACTGAAATTAAAAATATTCCGTATTTTGGAGTAAGTGGCGATTCAATTCCAGCACTTGGTACTTATGAAGTCCACACGTCAGACAGACACATCAGAGTGTTGCCAGCTGATAAGTACATTGCGGAATGGAGCGACGACACCGACCGTATCAGTCCTGATGACATCGGCAATGATATTCATGAGTTTTTACACGGAGGAGATAAGTGATGACTGAACCAGTAGCGTATGTACAAATTAAAGATGGTAAAGCATATAGCGTGCTTAGAAAAGGGACGCCAAACGATGAGTATACGCCTGTGTATACAGCGGAACAGTTACGTCCACGCGTGAAGATGACACAGGCGGAATTTGATGATTGGCATGAATTATACGAATGTAATACTTTATTCTCATCAGCAATGGCTTTACTAGATGATGACGAAGAGGTTGAAAAATATCACAACATCTTTATGAAAATTTATAAAGGTAAAGACGAATTAAACATTAAAAATGAAGTTGTTTTTGCAAAATTATGGTCTGATTACAACCCAGAAAACCCAGAAGAAACGATTGATATTGTTCCTGATATGAAGTGGTTTGTGAGAAGAATACTACCAAACACAGGTGGTAATATGCTTTATTGCACTGATGATGGGGAGCTGACTTACAACTATAACAAAGAATACGCCACACAATTTGATACCAAAGAAGAGGCTGAGAAATGGACCAACCCGCTAACAGAAGCGGTGAAGTTACCAGTGGAGGGAGAGTGATGGAAATATTGGCATGGAGCATTATTACAGCGGTCATAGCATTGGTAATTTTCATTATCGTTTCTGGCCTAATGTCTAGTAATCCGTTGACTAACCTATTAGCGACAATTTCAACAGCTTTGTTAGGTGCAATGATAGTGATTTTGCTAGTTACTTGGGCAATTTATGAGGTATTCAAATGATTGAAATAGGACACAACTTAAAGCATGCGATTGAGTCTGGCATGTTATTGTCAGCAATGGTCGCAGTGGTGCATATTGTAATGAAATATTATGGAGGTCGGAAATGACAGAAGATGAAAATGGTGGGCATGGTTACGTGGAGCATGCGTCAATAGGGAACAAAATCGTACATGTGTTTTATGCAGATGATAATGAAGGGTGTGAAAATAATGACAAGCAAAGCGTGGCGGATAAATGAAAGTAATAGAAAAGCAAGTGTACATCGTTGGTTTTCGTAAAACAGATAATGACGAATGGGAAACATCGGGTGCTACTTATGGCAATCAGATTGACGCACAAGCGGTCATGAATAAATTGAGTAAAAAGACGAAACAACAGTTGAAGCTGTTTAAATTTGGAAGGGCAATACCGGTGAAGTAGAAAGGGAGACATGGCGGATAGAGTTGATAGCATTTTGAGAGACTACTTCTCTGGTCGTCTCGAATTAAGAATTAAACAGCGTGAAGAAACGATACGGTATGACAGCCAAGAAGTTGATGAGAATATCGGTGGCGGTCGTGCGCAAAATAAACACACACGTCCAGTTGATGACATGGTGATACGACTTGATGAGGATAGATACCTTAACAGTCTCAAAAAGCAAAAGGAAGATGTTGAGCGTTGGATAGCCACGTTTGAGCCTGACAAGCAGAAAGTAGTTGCGTATTATTATGCAAGCAAGACTGTCACGTGGGTAAAGGTAGCACAGCAGTTTCACATATCTGAAAGTACAGCTAAGGCATGGCGTTCAGAGGTTAAACATATTCTTGGTGCTGTATTGTAGTCAGATGTATATTGCAAGCTGTTTTCTGACTTTTTATGCAAGAAAACGGTGCTATATTTGTATCATCAGATAATTAAGACGAGGCGAAGTTCTGTAATTTATTTAGCGATTGATTACTACGTTACGACGGACAGGCCAGTGCACCGGTGCGGGAACTTGCCTTAATAAGCGGTTGCTAGATATCCGATCAAAACTAGCGTATGTCTCGATTGTGACGCCTGACAATCTGGTTATTGCTTATCCATTAAAAGCAAATGTATGGTTAGTCATTAGTCGTTAAATATAAGCTGTACTTATAGATTAGTTCCAAATGACTAGCCAAGACCGTTACACCGAACGGTCGTATATATTTGAGTTATTAAGTAATCCTTAATAGCTGATAGTTGCACCTTAACGGGTGCTTTTTTATTGGAGAAGATTATGAATTTAACACTTGATGAAAAGAAAATACGCAAGGGAAAAGCTGTTGGACTTCCTTATGTTGGAAGTAAGAAGAAAATTAGCAAAAAGATTGTAGAAATAATCAAGCAGAATTTTGGAACAGATAAGACGGTTTACGATGTCTTCGGAGGTGGCGGTGCAATCACTGCTGAATTGATGATTAACGGCATCGATGTTGTTTATAATGACTTAGATAAAACAATTACGGATATGTTTAACCGTGTTTTGCATCAAGACAGAGAATGGATTAAAACGTTAATTGTTAGTCGTGATGAGTTCTTTACGATTAGAGAAAAAGAAATTAAAACGGTTGATGACGAATTGAAGTTGTTAGTCAATAGTTTTGGCAATAATCGAAAAGACTATTTATACGGTAAAAAGCTAAGCGATATAAAGTATAAGGTAGCCGTTGAGATTTTAGAAAGAGAAGATGTGTTATTCAGTTATAAGAATACCACAACGTACCAAAAATCTGCATATAAAAAAATAGATAAAAACGATAGGATACAACAATTAGAAAATATTCAAGCGTTAAATGACAATTTTTCAAACTATTCAAAAACAAAAACATATATTGACAAAGTATTTAACAACGAAGAAGTTTTTAGAAAGTGTATAAACAACAGGACAGGTAGAAAAATAATTCACCCCATTCAGCAAATTAATAGTCTGACGTCTGTTGCAAATGTTCAAAAATTAAACGGTTATCCGAAAACATCAAGCAAAGACTATCACTTTTTCTCAAACATCAGAGATAGTATTTTATATTTAGATCCACCCTATGAAAATACAGAAAACGGTTCATACAAAGCACAAATTGATTATCGAGATTTCTACGATTGGGCTGTTGAGATGTCAAAAAACAACATCGTATTGTTATCAAGTTATGAAGTTTCAGACGATAGATTTGAATGTGTTTACGAATTTAAAACCGCAAGGAGCACTTTTCAAAAAGGTGGATATGGTTCTAGATGCGAAAAGTTGTTTATGGTGAAATCATGAAAATAGATCGCGATTATGGACTTGTCGCCAGTGATGATGAATTAAACATCTACCGCAGGTTAGACAGGCAACAAAAATATAATAAGAAACACAACAAGGCATCTAAACGCAAGTCGAATACAGACAAGCGCAAAGATGCCTTTTATGATGATAGGAAGTGGCGATAATGGGCTACACAAAATGGACTGATGAATTAAAGAAGCGTGTTCAAGAATTGAGTGAGCAAGGACTTGATTCAAGAAGTATAATTGAAAAACTTTATGATGAAACAGGTGTGTATTATGCGAAACGTTCCGTTCAACGATACGCAAGTGTAAAAGCGCCACAAAACCACAATAGTGAAAACGACCATTTTAGTATTGAGCCTAAATATAGTTATGGTAGTGACGGTAAGGTTGATGATATTAAAATTACAGCTAAGTATCTACTACTGAATGAGCAGACACAAAAGACACCAGAGGATATTCTTGAGTATCTTAATCTTGATGTCAACGACTGGCGTATCGTGTCAGCAATTCCAAATCAATGGACGACACCAACGGATAATGGGCCAAAGTGGAACTTCCAGTTAAAGGTTAATGTTAAGCCAAAGTCAGATGATGAATTAACACCACAGGATATTGCTAATCTGTTCAAAGCAGACATTAGGCCATACACAGTCAAGCAGGTAGCACGAGACACACACAATTTGGTTGTACCGCTTCCTGACTTACATTTTGGTATAACTACTATGCTTGATGTTAAAGGACACTTAGATAGGCTGTTAGAGCTTATCAATAAGGGCTACAAAACGATTGTGATTGAGCAGCTAGGTGATCTATTCCATTCTAGTCAGATGTGGTCATCACAGACTTTAAAAGGCACGCTACTTGATGAAGTTAATATGGTAAAAGCCGTTGAGGACGCTAAACAGTTCTTTGACGTTTTGGTCACTGCTTCATTGAAAAATAGCACAACACTTCACATAAAACAAATGGCGGGAAATCATAGTGCTAATTTAGAGTATATGTTCATGGAGTATTTGAAAGCCAAGTACCCACAAGTCGTTATCAAGAATAACATTAAATTCCGTGATGCTTATTTACTGGATAACGTGGGCATCATGTTAGCTCACGGTGACTTAGCACCTAAGAATTTGCCTATGCTATTTGCAAATGAGTTTGGTGGTGTCTGGTCACTATCTCACAGTCGTGAAATCCATAAAGGTCACTTTCATAACGAGAAGACAGTTGATGAGGGTGGCGTGATTAGCCGACAACTTGGAACAGTCAAGCCCAACGACAAATACGAAATCATGAACGGATGGACGTTATCTAAGAAAGAACTATATGCACTTGAATACGATAGTGACAAGTTAGTTGCCGAGTGGCACGTTTAGGAGAATGATATGAAATTAGGTTTATTTAGTATATTAACAATTCTATTTATTTTGTTGAAAGTTTTCAATGTAGTCGCGTGGAGTTGGCTAATTGTATTTTCACCTTTAATTATCGGCGTTATTTTGTGGCTACTGCTTCTTGTTTTATTAATTTTTATTGAAGCAACGGCTGACAGATAAGCGCTTTTTATTTTGCAGTGAATGAGGAGAAAACAATGACAGAATTTAATTTAACTAACGGACAAGTAATTGAACTAACCAAAGACGGTATTTTGATTAGGGGTAATCATATCGAAATTGATGGTAGTCTGACTATTATTAAAGGCGATAAATTCGCAACCGTTATGGAGCAGGGTAATGAACAAGTTAAGAATTCATATGTACCTATTGATGATGAACCAAAGATTATGGAACCAGCTACAAAGCACAAGTCAACACGTGGATTAGATGACATTACTATTAACGTCAAGGTTGAAGTAGATGACAGTGAGATGAAACAATTAGGCGAGAAGTATTCTCGAATTGGTAGTGCCATCACTGAAGCGTTTGATAATGGGAAGTAAGGTACACACATGTGCATATCAAGGTTGCCATAAGCTGATACCATTTGATGACAGATACTGTACACAACATATTGCATTTCATCCCCGAGACACAAAGCGATTTGATAAGGCATACAATGTGAAGCGCCAACACGATAACAAGACCAAAGAACGTATCGCTTTCTATCAGACGAAACAATGGAAGCGGTTACGCAAGCAAGTTATCGAACGTGACAATGGGTTAGATCAATATGCTTTGCGTGATGGTCTGGTAGTTCCTGGTAAGTTGGTAGACCACATTGTCCCGATTGAGTTTGCGCCAGAGTTAAGAGATGACATCAACAACCTTGTGCTAACATCTATGGCTTCACATAAAGCTAAGACAGAGTGGGAACAGATATACTACGGCACAGGTAAGAAGAACACGATTAACAAGAGTGCTGTGCCTGTTAAAGAGATAAAATATATTCCAATTAAATTTAATGAATTAAAGACGATTTAAGACGTTTAAATGTATTTAGGTGTATTTATACTCAAACGGTTTTAAAACGTCTCTGTGAGCTTCTGATGGGGGGCTATGGGTACGATAAAAGGAAAACGTAGTATAGCTCTCGTCTTCTGTACAATTCCCAAAATTAATTATTTGAAAAGGAGGTGATTTTGTGGCTAATGCACCAGGTCAAGGTCGTAAACCAAAATTAAACAATCCAGATGTAAAGAACAAAGACCGTGCAGAACGTGCAAAACGAGCTATTGACAACAACAGTGACTTCCAAGCGATTAAATCACCGCCTTCTCGTTTAACTTCGGAAGAAAAGACGTTGTATAAGCACATCGTTCAAGAGTTTAACAGTAAAGGTATTTTGAAAGACTTAGACAGTTCTATTCTTGAAGAATTTGTTGTACAAGTTTCTGTTAGTCGTCAAGCTCGTAAAGTCATTAATGAGCATGGTGTGGTTATTTTTGAAGATGACAAAATGAAAAAGAATCCAGCCGTTGACGTTTTGAATAATGCAGTCAAAAACATTAAATCGCTAGGTTCGTCATTGGGATTAGATCCGATTAGTCGTAGTTCTATTTTAGCTGATGTTACTTCTGAAAATGATGATGAAACAGATGATATTGTTGCTAAGATGGGTGGGTAACTTTTTTAGGGTAACAGTAACTTTAAATCACTCTGCATAATAATATATATATAATAATATATTGTATTATGTTACTTTGTTACCTTTGTCTAGAAAGTCATTGTGGCTCAAAGGGTTAGATAGGTAACATTTTTTTTAGTAAAGTAACACGTTTTTTGTTACTTTTCGGGACTTTCTCATAATCTCATTTAATAAACGTTACTTTATAATTATATTTAACTGTTATATTTTACCTAGAAAGGGGATGATTTTTTGGACAAAGTGACACAATATGCTCAAGATGTTGTGAACGGAAAACGAGTAGCTGGTGAACTTTTAATCTTGAGTGCTAAACGCCATCTTGAAGACCTAAAACGTAAAGATTGGGATTATGAATTTGATTCTAATTACGTTGATGGCCTTTTATTATTCGCTCAATACGTGCCGGACCCTGACACAGGCGTTCCTATGCCATTGATGGATTGGGAAGTGTTTATTTTAGGGTCATTGGTAGGTTGGCGAAACAAAAAGACGGGTGGTAAGCGTTACCGCAAAGCGATTGCCAGTATCGCACGTGGTCAAGGTAAGACTTACTTAGCTAGTGTTCTGGCGACTTATGACTTCTTTGTACAGTCTTACAAAAAGAATAACCAAGATATCATTGTCGCTTCTAACACAGTTGCACAATCAAAGAAGCTATATGGATATATTCGTGGCACGATTAACAAAATGCGTCAAGGCATCTTCAAGAAGCGTGATAAAGATATTGCTGATACATACGAAACAATCACAATGAAGTCAAAAAATAATGTGATTGTCCGGTTGTCAGCCGATGGTGGCAAGTTTGATAGTTATCATGCTACTACTGCCATATTCGATGAGGCAGGCGACCAAAAAAGCCGTGAAGCGTTTGGGAAAATTACATCAGGACAGGTCAAGATTGAAGAAGCATTATTCTTAATGATTAGTACAGCGTATCAAAACCCTAATGCACCATTGCGTGAGGATATTAGGAACGTTTCTAATGACATTAAAAGTGGTGCTCATGAGCTAGACGACTTCTTTTTGGCTGTTTGGTCACAAGATAGTCCTGATGAAGTGTTCAAACCAGAGACTTGGGAGAAGTCAAACCCATTATTAGGGCTTGAAAGTCAGCACATGAAGCTGTTAAATGGTCTAGTTTCGGAGCGAAATACACTCATGTCGCAAGGAAAAATTAACGATTTTCTTGTTAAAAACATGAATATTTGGCTAAATGCAGAAGAAAACGCTGCTTTTTCACTGGAAGACGTGCAAAACGCTGTTATTCAAGATTTTGACATGCACAATCGCCAAGTTTACATTGGGTTTGATAATTCTATGACTAGTGATGACGCTGCATTAGCATTTGTGTTCCCATATATAGATGAAAATGGTGAACAACGCTTCCATTTGTATCAACATTCGTTTATACCGTGGCACAAGGCTGGAAACATTGAAGCTAAGGAAAAGCAAGATGGTATTAACTATCGTGACATGGAAGCTAAAGGATTTGCTGATATTACACAGCACAGACGTGGATTAATTGACAATGGCTTCATCTATCAGTGGCTTATGGACTTCGTGGAAGAGTACGAACTTGAAGTTTTGGTGTTTGCTTATGATTCGGCGCACGCTTATGCCTTTATTCAAACGATTGAAGAAGCGACAACTTGGACTATGCTACCAGTAAGGCAAGGTTCACTAAGTTTGAATGAGCCAACCAAGTGGCTACAAGACAGTTTCATTGAGGGACGTATCACACGGCTTGATGACCCAATGATGGAGAAGTCTTTGATGAATGCAGTTATTACAAGCGACAATAACGGTATCAAAATTGATAAAAATAAGGCGACTTTAAAGATTGATTTGGTCGATGCCTTAATTGACGCCTTGAAACAAGGTATTTATCATTTTGAAGATTTTGCTGGAACAGAAAAGAGTGAGTTTGACAGAATGAACGATGACCAGATTAATGAATACTTTACAAGTGGAGGTTTTGGCTTTTGAAAAGGATAAAAAATACAGTCAATTGGCTGTTTAAAAACATATCAGATATCACTTCACTATTGGGAGCGGCTGCGATTACGTATGCTGCTTTTTTATTGCACTTAATCGTTGGTTTTATTGTGTTAGGAGCGTTTCTGTTGTTGATTAGTTACTTCACACGTTCCAATAAAGGAGGTGAATGATGTTTTTTGAAAAAAGAAGCCAACCCATTAGAGGTTCGGGAAGCTCATATACGCTGTCAAGTGGTCAGATGGTCTTAGGTAGTGGATATATTAGTGCTGATAGAGCATTAAAGAATAGTGATGTATGGACTGCTGTTAATATTATCAGTTCCGACATTGCACGTGTTAAGTTTCATGCACCGAAGAAACAAAAAATTGATAAATTGTTAGGCACGCCAAGCCGTGTCACTAACCGTTTTAATTTTTTCCAGTCCATGATTGCACAAATGCTGTTGACAGGTAACGCTTATGCTTTGAGACGATTAGATGGATCGGGTGAGTATCTTGAATTTGTTTCACCATCGCATATTAGTCAGTATTTAAGTGATGATGGTCAAACAACGACCTATGACATTACTTTTAATGGTACACAAGAAGATGATTTGAAAAATGTGCCAGCAGATGATGTTATTCATTTACGATTACTTTCAACTGATGGCGGGTTAACTGGTAAAAGTCCCTTAACTGCATTAGTTGATGAGTTAACCCTGCAATCAGGTAACAACAAACTGGCTAATTCTGTATTCAACAAGTCAGCTAACCCTAGTGCAATGTTGAAACTCAATACTGGCAACAAATTAAACAGTGAGGGTCGTGAAGCTGTTCGTACTGCTTTTGAAGCAGCCAACACTGGCGTTAATGCTGGTCGAGTAATGGTAATGGACGGTACTTTTGACTATTCACAGTTGGAAGTTAAAAGTGATGTTGCTAAATTGTTGACTGCTACTGATTGGACGCGTTCTCAAATCGCTAAAGCGTTTATGTTGCCGTCCGACATGTTGGGTAGTGAGTCGGAACATTCTAACGCTGATCAGATACGAGCGACTTATAACAATACAATAGGTCGTTACCTAGCACCAGCATTGGAAGAACTTTCTATGAAGTACGGCGAGAATATTATTGCTGATATTCGTGAAGCTACCGATTTAGATGGTGCAATGCTTGAACAACGGACAACCAACTTAATTAAAGGTGGCGCAATTAGTTCTGTGCTTGGTCTTGAAATTCTTAAAGACAGTCACAGTGACTTGGTCACGCCTGATTTAATTAACGCCGTTGGTCAAGAAAACGCAGTAGGAAAGGAGTCAACAAATGCAGGAAATCAGAACGTATAGTATTTCTAATATTGAGATACGTGATGGCACAGATGGCAGAACCATCACGGGTTATCCAGTGGTATTCGGAAAGCCGTCACAGAACCTAGGAGGATTTATCGAATATGTCGATAATAACGCATTTAAGGACGTTTCTTTCGATAACGTGTATTTACTCTATGGTCATGATTTTAACAACGTACTGGCACGTGTGGACGCAGGAACACTATCCATTGGGGTAGATGATACAGGCGTCTTTTTTAATGCAACTTTACCAAACACAACCCTTGCAAATGATGTGCTTGAAGATATTCGAGTTGGCAACATTCAAGGTATGTCGTTTGGGTTTACGGTTGCTGATGAAAATTGGGAGGCGGGGGATGAAACTGATATTCGGACAATTCTCAAAATTGATGAGTTGTTTGAAATTACGCTCACGCCTATTCCTGCATACCAAGATACAAAGGTTGCCATTGCACAGCGTGATAAGTTACATCGTTCATCAGAACTTGAGCTTATCGAACTAAACGCCATCGAGCGTGAAATCGGAGGAATTAAAGTATGACAATTCAAGAAGAATTGGCTCAAAAGCAAACAGAATTGCGAGCAAAAATCGTAGAAGCACGTAAAGCAGTCGCTGATAAGGCAGATAATGCTGACTCATTGATGACTGAAGTTCGTGATTATGAATCAGACATCAAAAAGTTGAAAGAATTGGTTGACGCCATGCCTGACACTCTTGATGAAGAAGAAAAGGGTGACAACAAAGACGCTGGCAAGTCAACTGACAGCCAACCAACACCACCTGCTAATCCAGATGACAACCAACAACGATCACATGAAAAAGAAAAGGAGGTACGAGACGTGCCACAACCAGTAGGAGCAACACCAAAGAAAGAATATCGTGATTTGCTAAATGAGTTCTTACATTCAAAGGGTGAAAAGCGTGATGGTATCACATCAACTGATGTTGGTGCTGTTATCCCAGAAGAAATCATTTATAACCCAGAAGCAGCCATTGATACGGTTACTGACTTGTCTTCTTTGGTAACTAAGACAGCGGTTACTACTGCAAAGGGAACTTATCCTATTTTGAAGCGTGCTTCAACAAAGCTACCAACTGTTGCTGAATTAGCTGCTAACCCAGAATTGGGAAAGCCTGAATTTACTAATGTTGAATGGTCTGTCGATACTTACCGTGGTTACATTCCAGTATCACAAGAATCTATTGCAGATGCACAAGTAGATTTGGTTGCATTGGTATCAAACTGGGTTAACCAAGTTAAGGTCAACACTTCAAATGAAAAGATTGCTGCTGTACTTTCAAAGTTCAAAGCTAAGTCAGCAACATCAGCTACTTTGGTTGATGATTTGAAGACTATCAAGAATACTGCATTCGATCCAGCCTACAACTTGTCATGGGTTGTGACAGCTTCTGCATACAACGCACTTGACTTGTTGAAAGACACAACTGGTCGTCCATTGTTGCAAGAAGAAATTGGTAGCGCAACTGGTACGACTTTGTTCGGTAAGCCATTGACTGTTGTTGAAGACACTGCATTTGGTGGTGCTGAAGGTGTTAAGCAGTTGTTCATTGGTGATTTGAAGCGTGCTTCATTGTATGCAAACCGTGCTGATGCTGCCGTTCGTTGGGTTGACAATGATGTTTATGGTCAACTTTTGCAAGGTGTATTGCGTTTCGGTGTCTCTGCTGCTGATTCTGACGCTGGTGTATTTGTCACAATCACTGACACGCCCAGCGCAAGCTAATAACCTAGCTGATGAAACGCCAGCTAAACCAACCGAGGCTAATACAGTTGCTGAAATTAAGGCGTGGCTAGATGCACACAATGTGCCATATCCATCTAACGCTGTAAAGGCTGACTTGTTAGCATTGGTCAACGACACAGACGCTTAATCTGTCGAATGGGGTGTGAAGCCCATTAAGGAGGTCTTTATGGCAGAAGAAAAAGACTCACTGTTTGCTAAGACAAAGGTAGCTGTTCGTTCTACTGTTGTTGATGATGAACTTGATGCGGAATTGAACGATTTGATTTTGGCAGCTCGTGCAGACCTGAAAATATTTGGATTAGTTGATAAGGCTGATTCAAATGATAACGTTTTGATTACACAAGCTGTGCTGCTTTACGTGAAAGCCAATTGGGGTTATGACAATCCAGACGCTGAACGATTTGGTGCATTATATCAACAGTTAAAGGACAAGTTAAGTGTGTCAACACAATACTTGCAAGGTGATGGTTATGAAGTATGACGCAGTGCTTTATTTAATCACAGAAACCGATGTTCAAGATGATATTGGTAACTACAAACCAATCAAAACACCACGCAAAGTTTATGCTAATCCATTTACGGTTGGTCGTGCTGAATTTTCGGCAGCTGCTCAAAAAGGTTTAACGCCTGAATATTCGTTCCAAGTCAACACGATTGATTATGCAGGCGAAGAAAAAGCTCAATATCTTGGTCAAGAGTATGACATATACCGCACACAACAAAGTGGCGATAAGACAACGGTGTACTTAACAAAGAGGGTGGCAAATGGCGGAAATTAACCTTGCACAGGAAATAGTACAACATTTAAGGCAATACAGTTCAGATGTGGAACGTGATTTGGAAAGCGCTAAGAAACAGGTTGGTCAGAAAGCTGTGAAAGAGTTACGCAATGCTGGAAGTTTTGAGAACAGAACTGGTCGTTATCGTAAAGGGTGGCGCTTGCAAAAGGTTGGTAATAATTACGTTATTTTCAACGCAACAGACGCCTCATTGACTCATTTGCTGGAGTTTGGTCACGCTTTGCGAAACGGTGGACGTTCAAAAGCATTCCCGCACATTAAACCGGTTGAACAAATGGTTATCAATGAATTTGAAGCGGTTGTCAGAAAGGAGCTGTCATGAAATTAAGTGATTTTTATCAACAACTCAAAAACGTTACCGGTTTACCGTCTGTTTATCATCATTGGACGGTTGGTAAAGCACCTGCATTACCTTATACCGTGTATTACGTTGTTGAACGTGATGACATGATAGCTGATGACGAAAGCTACTTCAAAGTACGTTCAATGAACATTGAACTGTACACAGATTCCAAAGATGAAGACTTGGAAGCACGTGTTGAGTCATTTTTGAACGGTTTGGGTATCGTGCCTTATATCAGTGAGCAGTACATTGACGACGAGAAGATGTACGAAGTAATTTATGAATTTGATTTAGAAATGGAGAAATAAAATGGTAGCAAGTGAAAACAAAGTAACCTTTGGCTTGAAAAATACACATTATGCCGTCATTACCGATGATGGTACAAAGTTAACATACGGAACACCGGCTGCATTGCCTGGAGCAACAGAATTAACCTTAGATGCAAGTGGAAATGGGGTTGAATTTTCAGCAGACGATACGAAGTATTATACGGCTGACAACAACCAAGGTTATACAGGTAAGTTAACCATTGCAAAATTGACAGAAGCGTTTGAAAAAGAAGTCCTGGGTATTGACGACAGCAAAGGTGTTTCAACAGAAAATGCAAACGCAAAGATTAAGCGCATTGCTCTGATGTTTGAATTTGATGGTGACCAAAAAGCTGTTCGTCATTTGTTGTTCAATGTGTCATTGTCGCGCCCTGGCGATGGTTCAAAGACAAAAGAAGACAAGGTTGATGTTAACACGCAAGAACTTGAATTTACAGCAGCGCCCGATCCATATTCTGGTGATGTTAAGACTAAGACTAATTCAGCAACTACTGAAGCGGTTTATAACGCATGGTATGACGCGGTGTTTACAGGTGAAGCTGCTCAAACAGGTGGTGAATAACAAAGTGGGTTATCCCACGTACATACCAATATGAAAGAGGTTAAAAAATGGAAAAGACAATCAATATTGATGGTAAAGACGTGAAGTTAATTTCAAGCGGTGCAACACCAATCATTTACAAGAACGCATTTGGACGTGACTTTTTCGCAGACTTGGGACAATTCTTAAAAATTGCCGAAACGGCTAACAAGTCGAAAAAGGGTCAAGAAATGGCTGCATTGTTACCATTGTTTGAAAACGGAGATATTGCAATCATGTATAACTTCGTTTGGGTATATGCAAAAAACGCAGACATGAGTTTAAAACCCTTAGATGAATGGCTTGCCGATTTCACCGAGTTTCCAATGTTTGATTTTATTGGTGATGTCATGGAATTGGTCATGCGTTCAGTGACAACAAAAAAAGCTTAAAGACCAGTCAAGAAAGTGACGAGACATTTGATGATGAGAGTTATCTGTACGTTGCTAAAAAGGCTGGTCTTTCATTTGAAGAAATGCAGATGATGGATATAGGACAAGTGATGGACTATATCACGGAGTATGTCAATTCTGAAACGCCTGATAGTCAAAAAGACAAGAAAGTCAAAGCTAATCAGGCAATGTTCGATTCATTTTAAAAAATTAGCGCTTAGTAGCGCTTTTTTTGTACATAAATTAGGAGGTGGCTATGTCTAGAAATATCAAAGGTATCACAATTGAAATAAATGGTGATACAAAAGGCTTGGATAAAGCGCTGTCTAGTGTCAACTCTAGCGCAAATAAGACACAGAGCGAATTACGTGATGTCAACAAGCTATTAAAATTAGATCCAGGCAACACAGAACTGGTTGCGCAAAAACAAAAGTTGTTGTCACAAGCAATTACGCAAACGGGCGACAAGTTAAAGACGTTGAAAGACGCACAGGCACAAGTTGATGCACAGTTTGCTAAAGGCGATATTGGGGAAGAACAGTATCGTGCGTTCCAACGTGAAATAGCTTCAACCGAGGCAACGTTAAAAGGTTATAAGTCCCAACTTTCAACAGCAGAAAATAGTCAGCAAGAGTTGAGCCAATCAACACAAAGATTGCAAAACTATTTTAAGGCTACCGGAACATCTGTTGATGATTTTAAAAGTGTGTTAGGTACACGGCTGGTTAATGCAATTAAGAGTGGTACGGCCAATTCTGAATCACTAGACAGAGCCTTGCAAATGATTGCCAAAGAGAGTGGTGTGGCAAGCTCTGATATGTCAAAACTGACACAGACACTCGATAAAGTTGATGATACTAATATCACTAATGCCTCAAAAGCCATTGAGGACTTAGGCAATAAGACTGATGAAACGTCTGGAAAGATGGACGTGTTCAAAGGCGCTACTATGGCTGAGGGTCTATCGCAGGTAAGCGACAAGGCTGCAGAAATGGGTGATGCTATTGTCGAAACTGCAATGGACTTTGGTAATGCACAATCATCAATGCAGAACACGATGGGTCTAACGGCTTCAAGTGCAAAATCTGCCACAGACGTTGTCAAAAATGTTTTTGGAACAGGAATGGTTGATAGTGTTGATGAAGCTAACGAAGCTGTTCAAGATGTTATAAACGGCTTTGGCACGATTGTAAGCAGTGGTGACATTAAAAAGCTGTCTCTTGATTTGGTTGCGGTTTCAAAACACGGTGGTGTTGATATTAAAGACGCAGTTAACTCATCTAGTCAAGCTATGAAAGCTATGGGGCTTACTGGTCAGGAAGCCACTGATTTGATTTCTAAAGGGTTACAAGATGGATTGAATAAGAACGATGACTTCTTAGATACGGTTAACGAATATGCACCAACATTTCAAGATGCAGGAATAAGTGCAGGTGGTATGTTATCGGTCTTAAATGCAGGAATGCAAGCCGGGGCATTTAATACCGATAAGGTAGCCGACGCTGTGAAAGAATTTCAACTTAGACTAACGTCTGGTCAGCTCGATGAGCCGATGAAACAGTTTAGTAAATCAACACAAGATGCTTTCGCACAATTTAAAGCCGGAAAGGCAACAAGTGCTGATGTTATGGCTTCTGTTGGTCAAGACTTGTCTAAAATGCCGGCTGATAAGGCTAAAGCCGCAGTTCAAGGTCTAGGAACACAATTTGAAGATTTGGGGCAACAAGCTTCATCATCGTTGTTAATGGCTACCAAAGAGACTGAAAAGACTACCGGCGCTACAAAAAAGATGAATGAACAAACACCGGGAGAAAAATGGACAAGCGCATTAAATAAGTTGAAGTTGTCATTTTCAGACATCGTTATTCAAATGACGCCATTAATTAACAAGTTATCAGACTTAATAAAATGGTTTGACAATTTAAATCCGACAGTAAAAACAGTAATTGGTGTTTTTGGTGGTATATCGGTGGCTATTGCTGCTTTGGCGCCAATAATAACAATGATAGCTGGTATTATTGGTACTTTTGGTGCTACAGCCTTGTTACCAATCATTGGAATTATAGCTGGTATCATTGCAGCAATAACGGCAGTTGTTTTGGTATTTCAAAATTGGGGAAAAATTGTTGACTGGATTAAAGGCGTTTGGTCGGACATGGTCAACAACGTTAAAGCAATTTGGAACGATTTAATATTGTCAATCAACGTTGGAATAGCAAACTTTCAAATATGGTGGAGTAATATTTGGACTGCTATTAAACAAAAAGTGTCTGATATTTGGAACGGTATTAAGACAATGTTTTCAAATGTTGTTAATGCAATAGTCACCGCTGTAAGTAACAAGTTTAACCAAATGAAGAATGGCATATCAAATATTTTCAATGCCATAAAATCAGTAGCGACTAGCGTATGGAATGCAATTAAATCAGCAGTTTCATCAGTCGTAAATGCTATTAAGTCCACAGTTACGTCAGTATGGAACGGTATAAAATCCGTTACATCATCAGTATTTAATGCTGTTAGGTCGACTGCTAGTTCTGTTTGGAATGGTATTAAGTCAACGATTTCAGGTGTTGTTAATGGTATCAAGAGTACCGTAAGTAGTATTTGGAACGGCATTAAATCAGTTACTACTAGCGTCTGGAACGGTATTAAGTCAGCTATCACATCACCTATTCAAGCAGCACACAATGTGATTAGCGGAATTGTCAATAGAATTAAAAGTCTGTTTAATTTCAGATTGAGGTTTCCATCAATTGACATCCCACATATTCCACTGCCTCACTTTAATCTATCTGGTTCATTTAATCCGTTAAAGGGTAAGATACCTCACATCGGTGTTGATTGGTATGCAAAGGGTGGTGTGTTCACTAAGCCTACTTTGTTTGCTAATAACGGCGGATTTAGTGGTGTTGGTGAAGCAGGACCCGAAGCAGCATTACCACTTAATGCTAAGACGTTGGGTGGTATTGGTAAGGGCATTGCTGAAGCAACCGGTGGATTAGGCGGTGACACAATCAATGTGACCGTTCAAGTGTTAGCTGACACATCAGCACAAACGATAAAGAAGTTAACAGACGCTGTGACAGACGGTATCACACGTGCTCAAAATTCTAAAACTAGAGCGATAGGAGGTTAATCAGTGAGACGAGGAGATTTTAATATCAACGGTTTTGTTGGTTCTGCCAATGGAGCTGTGATTACAAACTGGTTTGATACCGGTATACCAGAACGAAAAACAACTTTAAACGATAGCGCGGTCGGATTAGATCGTGCTATTTTGTTTGATGATGGTAATTATGCAAATCGAGAGTTTGAATTTGAGTTCTCAATTCAAGCCGACACAGAAGCACAACGGAAGTCACGGTATACGGCTTTCATGGTTGCGCTAGACACTGGTAAATACGTGCCTGCTACGTTTTATTTTGATGACCAATACCAATACCAAATTTTTAGAACTGACGCAGTAGGAGTGACTAGACCGCTTGTCTTTTCATCTACAAGAATATACAAGGTTAAAGTGAGTGCAGCACCGTATAAGTATTTGTTGAACGTAGCAAATGTTTCTGGAACATCATTGACGTTGACTAACCCAGAGCTTTATTATGCGAAACCACATCTTATTATCAAGGGAACAGGTGCAATTAACCTAACTGTCAATGGCGTTGTTACTAAATTGACAAATGTCACGACCAGCATTGAACTTGATTCAGCACTACAAACTGTTTGGCGAATGGACGGTGTAACGGTTGTCAATGAGAATGCAAAAATGGCGATTGGTGACTTCCCGTTACTAAAGCCGGGGGCAAACACCGTATCGGTGAACAGTGGCACTGTTGAAGTAGAACCAAGATGGAGGACGCTATGACACCAATTTTATATGAAAAAGATGAGATTGATTTCACCTCACAAGGTCTTGGCTCGTTGGTTGAAATCTATGATGTTGATGTAGAAGAACAACGCAACGGTTTACTACAATTAACGGCTAGCTATCCAGTTTCTGGTGTACGATATGCTGATATCTCGGTTGGTCGTCTTATTCTGGCTAAGCCTAACCAGCGAGACGATATTCACGCTTTCAGAATTGTTAGCACAGAACTTGACATTAGTGGTTATGCAGTGACGATTGAAGCTGATTCGATTACGTATGATCTAACACATAACCTTGTTAAACATTTAGTTGCTTCAGGTGACGGGCAATCATTTATGACTGCACTTAAGAACGCTATTGTGAATCCATCTGTTTTTCCTTTTATTCTGATATAGCAACCTCATCAACAACATCGCTCAATTACGTAAATCCTATGGAAGCCATCATGGGAACAACCGGCTCATTCTTACAGATATGGGGTGGTGAGTTAAAGCGCGAGAATAGGCGAGTGGCCATGTTCAACAGACGTGGTCGTGATAATGTTGCGACTTTTAGACTTGGTAAGAATATATCAGGTCTGAAATATAGTGTTGACATCAGTTCATTGGTAACGCGCATTATTCCAACTAAGTCAGTTCAAAACGATGACCAAACAACTACCACGTTGGAAGGAACACCAGTTGATTCACAATATATCAACAATTATGAACAGATTTACACGTTGCCGCTTGAATTTACTGATGACACTATCAAGACAGTGGCGGATTTAAATGCAGCGGCAAAGGGTTGGTTTACTCAAAGTGCTAACACTGGCAGAGACAAACCGACAGTCACAATAGACATCGATGTTTTAAGTTTACAGGATAGCGCAGACTATCAGGACAAGTTCAAGAATTTAGAGAGCGTGTCACTAACCGATACTGTGACCGTATATGTGCCAGAATATGGTGTGAATGTCACAGCTATTGTCAACGAATTGCATTATGACCCTATTTTAGACAGAGTTACAAAAATGACGGTTGGGACAGCTAAGCAATCGTTTGCTGACAGTTCTCGAACACAGTTATCTGATTTACAGGACAAGATTATTTCTGTTCAAAATCAAGCTGACGCAGCGGCAGTGAGTGCAAACGGCAAGAACAAAAACTACTATGGTAGCGTTGAGCCATCACACCCACAAGAAGGTGATTTGTGGTATTGGGTAGACGGTGACAAGTCTGGTGTTAAGCAATTTGTTAGTGGTGATTGGGTCGATTTAGTAGATTCGGACACGCAAGAAAAAATAGATGATGCTGTATATGACGCAGTCGCACAAGCCAACGCACACACTGATGAAGTGAAGCAAGGTCTGTCAACTGATATTGCAACAGCAAAGTCACAGGCTGCGTCGCAGGCTAGTTCAGCAGAAGCTAACGCTAAGAGTGCGGCAACGTCTCAATTTAATCAAGCACAAAACGCTCTGTCAGCTGCTAAAACAGACTTAACGGACAGCATTGCTAGTGAAGCGTCTGCACGTAACACTGCGGTAGCTGCTGCCAATTCACAAGCACGAACTTATGCTAATCAAGCTAAAGCAGACGCGCTAAACACAATAGCTAAAGAGGTTACAGACCGACAGAATGCAGTTAGTGCATTAGACACCAAAGCTACTAATGCGGTTAATCAAGCCAAGAGTGATATTAACGATACAATCAAAGCGCTTAGTGTTGGTGATAGAAACTACATTCTTGATACAGCAAACCCAAAGACACAAACTTCTAATGGGAAAGATAACCAAGATATTTATAATCAAGCTATATTTTATTCGCCTATTAAAAATTGGGGAATAGCAAACGGCGATTACATCATATCTTTTGACTGGACTTTAAAAACAGCATTATCTTCGGATATGCAAGCAAGCGTGTTTTTTAATCAAAGTCCGTGGCAACAACAAAATTTTACTGTTAAATCAGGTCAATTAACAGGGCATGTGGATTTAAAGTTTAAATTGAACCCAGGAATTTTAACGGCCACTCAAGACGTAACTAGTTTGACTTTTAGAATAATGAGTCAAATGGCTTCTGGAAATACTATAACTTATTCTAATCTGTTCATGAAATCTGGAACAATTATCACCACATGGACCCCAGCACCTGAAGATGTTGTCTTAGATTACACAACCAAAGATAACCAAATTAAAGAAACCATCACACAGTACCAACATACTAACGATGGAAAGGTTTCTAAGGCTCAAACGGATGCCACAACCGCATTAGGTTTGGTTGCAACAAAGGTATCACAGACTGATTACGACCAAAAGACGGGTGATTTATCAACAAAATATACACAGGTTAAGCAAACTGTTGATTCACAGGCTACAGATATTGTCAATATCAAGGCAACAGCCACAAGCCAAGCCTCTAAGATTAACAGTATATCAAGTGATGTTGATGGAACCAAACAAAGCATTAGTGACATCGAGACAACACAAGATAGTCAATCTGATAAGATTAACCAAATTACAACTGATGTGAATGGTACCAAACAGTCCATCACTGATATTCAAACTAAAGACGGTCAACAAGATGCCCGTATGGGTAATATTGAAACATCAGTATCTGGCGTTCAAAGTGACTTCAGTAGTTATAAGACCACCAATGACGGTGCTGTTCAGACAGCTCAAACAACCGCGCAGACAGCAGTAGATGGTTTGAAAACTAAGGTTAGTCAGACTGATTACAATACCAAGACAGGTCAACTTCAGACAGACTTAACAGCTACTACGCAGACAGCTAATCAAGCTAAAACAGACATTGTTTCCATCAAACAAAAAGATGGTGAGCAAGATGCAAAAATGAACTCGATTGTGTCTGACGCCAACGGAACTAAGCAGACTGTTAGTGATTTGCAAACCACGCAAGGGAAACAATCAGGAGACATTAGTACGTTACAGCAGAGAGCTGATGGTTTTGATGCAACCGTTGCTAAGATTAACACTACCGTGAATAGTTTGGGGCAAATTAACCAACTGTTTAACACAGAGTTTAGTCCCGATTTTGCAGGTTGGAATATTGGAACTCCTACTACATCAGGAAAGTTCACAGCAACAACTCCTTTATCTTCTGATACATCATGGTCACTATCATCTGAGAAATTTAATGGTAGCAATGTACTGTTAAATGCTTATGGATATGGGGCTTCATCAATAAACTCTGGTCTAATTCCTATTGGGGGAAATGTAATATCAGTATTAGCTATGGAGGCATACTCTTCTAGTAACTACAATGGTACAGTTACAGCTTCATTAAGATTTTATTATTATGACTCAAATCAAAATTATATATCAAATACGATTAAAGACAGTTCTAAAATATCTTCATGGACTAGGCTAACAGCCTCTGCTACATCACCATCAAATTCAGCCTATGTCGTTGTAGTATTCGTCACCAATGGTTCAGTTGGTACTAGTAGTTATTCACAGCCAATGCTTGTATTCTCATCAACAGTTGGAGCATATGTACAAGGTAACTACAACAACAACAGTGCAACGGCGAAAGCACAACTAACTGCTGATAATGCGGCATTGAACTTATCGAAGTATCAGACAGATGCAGACGGACGAATCAGCAAAGCACAAGCCGATATTACGGCTACGGCTCAGCAGGTGGCGACAAAAGTTTCACAAACTGATTACGACACTAAAACAGGTCAACTCACGACTGGTGTTAGCAAGGCACAACAAACAGCAGACGCAGTGACAACTTCGCTTGGGAATTATAAACAAGACGCCGATGGACGAATTAGCGCTAATAGTGCTGATATTGTCACAAACGCTAATGCGATTAAGCAAAAAGTTGCACAGTCCGATTACGATGCCAACAACACGAAGTTAACTTCACGACTAACAACAGTTGAGACCACAGCTAACGGAACTGCTACAACAGTTTCTAATTTACAACAGACAGTCAACTCGTTAGGTCAAACTAACTTAATAAACAATTCTGAATTTAGTCCGGATTTGCAGGGCTGGTCTATGACTGGTTCTGGAACTTACACTGTGGGTGATTATGATTATTCTGGAGCGGTTTTAGTACTAGCGAATACAGGTGGGGGAATAGTTAATCTTTATTCTTCACCAATCTCGCTTAACGGTTCATCAAGTATAACCATTTCTTGGAAGTTGAATTATTATATTTTTTCAGTAGGAACAAATGGTTTATCTTATATATATCTTCAATACTTGGACTCTAGCTTAAATCCCATTCCGAACGTTTTCATAAATCCACAGAATGTCGCTGGTTCCAGTGGTAAAGGTTGGACGAACTATATCGTCAACAATTTTACTTTAACTAATATGCCCACCGGTGCAAAGTATATCAGATTGGTTGTGGACGCTCGCGAAAAGGGAAGTAAAATTGGCATCAATAAACCCATGCTAACCTTGGGAACAACCGTGGGTGCTTATGTTGCTGGAGCGTACAACAACAACGCAGCCCTTGCGCAAGTGAAAATCACCGCAGATAGCATATCTAACTTTGTGCGTGATTCAAGTGGTAACATCTCATCTGACTTCCAAACAGCGTTGAGTAAAACGTCTATCATCACAGGCAGCACGCTAGCCACAAGTATTCAGACTCAAACGGCGACACAGATAACATCTGCTTTAACGGACAACAACGGTAAGATTATTAGTTTAATCAACCAGGATACGTCTGGTGTTCAAATAGCTGGTAAGAACATCGTGCTGAATGGTGATACAACTGTCACTGGTGACTTCTACGCAAAAGGTGGTAACTTTAAAAACCTTAACGCTTCAAATATGACTGTTGGGACGATAAACGGTAACCAAGTAAACGTCACGAACATCAACGCAAACAACATTGTATCTGGTGCTATTTCTGGTGCTAACTTGAATATCAATTTGAATACCGGATCAGTCGTGTTCCAAAAAGGTAGAATTAACAGCTCTGATTACACCACTGATATTAATATCGACCAAGGATATATTTCTACTGCAAACGGAGTTACTAGAGCATTACTGACACAGGGAAAATTGCAATTAATCGATCCAACTTTGTTTAGTCCTCAAACCAATCCGTATTTAGAAATATCAAATAATAGTTCTTTGTTTAATGGAATGTCAGCTTTGATTAAAGCAAGAGATTCTTTGACAGTTTCTATCAATGGATATGATGACAGAGGGTATGACACGCCGATATCTACTGAAAAGTTTGTCGGTTTAAGTATAGGTAAATATAACGGCAACTTGATGCCAACTAAAATAGGTGGAGCAGAACAGGGTGTCATAATATCTGGTGGTAAGCAGTATAACGATATTGTCGGGACCAGTGAACCATATATATATATTGGTTCAGATAGTAAAGGCGCCTCGCCAAACGGAGATAGAATATCATTACAAGCCAAAGCTGTGCACATTCCATCTGCATACAACGTTACTTGGTCGGCATCTGCCAATGTTTACATTGCCTCAGATGGTAGCTTATATCGCGCTTCATCTGCCAAGAAATATAAACAGGATATTAAACATAATGTTCCGTTAAGCGACAGTAAAAAATTACTTGAAATACCATTATCAACGTGGATAGACAAGCGCCAATATCGTGAAAAAAATGACGAAACACGGTACTTCGGTATGATTGCCGAAGATTTACGTGACGCTGGGTTAGAATACCTAGTTCAGTATGGTGAGGATAACGAAGTTGAGGGAATTAACTATGACCGTGTCGCATTATTGTTGATACCGTTAGTCAAAGAATTAAAAGAACGCATTGAAGAATTAGAAAGTGAAGGTAAATAAAATGAAACCAGATTTAAACTCAATTGTACAAACGTTATTGCAAGAGAACGCTAACTTGACTTTGCAGAATGCGCAGTATAAGTCACTTGTTGAGCAATACGAGAACCAAGCCAAAGAAGAGGAGAAATAATCATGAATATGACAGTTGGAGATTTACAATTTAGTTTCGTTGACGGTAAGTTGACATTAAAGTACGCGTCAGTTTCATTTAACGCAGGCACGTTCCCAAATAGCCTTAACGGTAATCTGCAGGTGACGCCAGAAGATGGTATTAGTTTGACATCAACAGAAGATGACATCAAGGCAGCAGCTAAGACGAAAATTCAAGCGCTTATCGCAGAAGCTCCAGCAGAAACAACGGAGGGATAATATGGCATTTCCACACGATATTGTCGGGTGGATAACAGTCATAACGTTTGCAGGTGGTTTATTTGGGTTAGTGTTCAAATACACAATCGGCGACAAGATTGTCAGTCTACAAGACACCATTAAAGATCTAAATAGTAATTTGAAAGCGCAAGACGGACGGCTTGACCAACATGAGGGCAAGTTGATTAGCCTTGACACACGAACGTCAGCACTAGAAAAGTGGACTGACACACACTCATAGGAGGAAAGATAAGTGAATAAATTAAAACGATGGGTGATTGCTTCTGTTGGAGCGGTTGCCTTTTTAGTTGCCACGATTTCAGGTGTTTCAGCCAATACATTGGGTATTGACGTTGCCAGTTATCAGGGCACAACCACAAGCTATTTCAGCCAGTTTAAGAGCTATGGTGATAACTTCACTATGGTTAAGCTGGGCGGACGTGGCGGCGGTGAGGGTAGTCATTATGTCAATCCTAAAGCCTACGCCCAAATTCATAACGCTGATGCCGTCGGTATGCAAACCGGTGGCTATTTCTGGGGTGAGTTTGGTGATTCAGTTAGTGAAGCGAGTTATCACGCACAATTAGCTGTACAAGATGCACAGAACGCTGGATTAGCCAAAGGTAGCTACATTGCATTGGACTATGAAAAAGGCGCTGGTCTCACTAAGGCTAACAACACTACGGCTATTTTGACGTTCATGGATCAGATTTACGCTGCTGGCTATAAGCCAATGTTTTATAGCTATACAAGCTACGTCAATTCGTACGTTGATTTAACACGTATCAATGCACGTTATCCTAATGCATTGTGGTTAGCCTGGTACTTGACCACGGCGCATCAAGCAACGCCACCTATGCAATACTTCCCAAATTATTCCAATGTGAAGATTTGGCAGTATGGTGATAATCACTTTGGTGTTGATGGTAATGTCATGGTGGTTGGTTCATTGGATAATGATAAGCCAGCCGAACAAACGGCTTCAAAGCCATCACAGTCAACGAACACACCAAGCACACCAGCAAAGACACGTTATGCAACCTTTAGTGGTGTCTACGTGGCTGACTACTGGACTAAGTACAATAACAAAATGTACGGTGTCAACATTGATATGAGTATTCCAGTGATTGATTACAACAACTATATTCCTATCTCAGCCTTAACTTTGACTGACCGATATGGTAATAAGTTGAAAAATCAATACATTCAAGGCAACAACGGACGTATGGAGTACTTCACTTTGAACGGTAAGTACAAGGTTATTTCACAGACAGCGACAACGATTAACGTTGAAATTGGTGGTGAGCCAGTTTCCATGATGAAGTCGTTTGCAATAATCAAATAAGGAGATCACATGCAAGTAAATAGTATTTCAGATGTTATTATCGCAATCGCTTTGGCAGCTATTCCAATCATCGGTGGCTGGATTGGTAAAGTCATTACTGGTAATAGCAAGGCTACCACTTTGATTAACGTTTTATCACCATTGTCTAAAGCTGCAATCGTAGCTATGCAAAAGTTAGGTGTGACACAATACCTAGAGGGTGAAGCCAAGAAATTGGGAGCCGTTGATATCGTCAAAAAAGCGTTATCAGCGTTAGGATTATCAGATACTGATGAAACACTAATCAAAAACGCTATTGAAAAAGAATACGCTGCGTTGATTAATGAACTGAATCAGACGTATCCACAGATGACGGCCGAACAAGCAAAAGCACAAGAGGCAGCAGCACAACGAGCTAGTGAAGTAGCTAAGGCTGATGAGTTAGCCAAAGCACAACAGGCATTAGCTGATGCACAAGCAAAGGTTAACGCCTTACAAAATTGAATATAATAAAAGCCGCCCGACTGGATTATTTCTGGTTGGGCGCTTTTTTGTTAACAATATATATACTCATAGTAATAAAATTATGTAAAAAACAAACATTATGATATATAATAAAAAATGAAAACAAAGGAGAAAAAACATGAGTGTACAAATAGTTTTTGGAGAAGGTTTTGAAAGTCAACAAAACCCAGCTACAGGATCAGGAGCGATGAATGCATTAATTAATCCTACGATGGCTTTTGCTTTGCCGGTTGTGCCTAGTGCGTTATCTTTTGCAGCGGGTGTTTTGACTGAAAACATCAGTTTCGAAAAGCAGCACGATTTGCAGTTTACGATTTTAGAGAAAAGCACTCAGAATGTAGTAAACGATATAAATGGTAAATCTCCTATTCAAAATATGAACCCATTGAAGACATTTAACTTCAACTTGAATTTTAGAAATGTGCTATTTAGAGAAGAGGGAGAATATGAATTAGTATTCAAAATCGATGGTAACGAGCAGGGTAGGCAATCATTCCGCATTGTGCATGTTGCTCAATAGGTTTTTACAATATGGATGTTGTTTATAGCACTGAGTCAAAAACACCGTTTTTTGAATTTAATAGTGGAACAAAAGATGAATTACATCATTCATCTAAAATATTACCGGTAATTGCCGCAGCTTTTATATCAACTGTCACGTTAAATAGTGGCTATGTTTCCATAAATTCCGACGATGGATTAAAAAATAAAGTTTTCGATATTTACTCATCTGATGATTCTTTAAATCATCATTCTAAAAGCATTACTACCTTTACAAGTAAACAAATTGAAGGAGGTGTATTAGAAATGTCAGATAATGATTACCTAACAAATCGCGATTTGAATAGTCTAAAAGATTTAATTGATGCTTCCAAAGAGGCAACGATTGCCAAAGTTGAAACTGTAGACGCAAAAATCGATACAGTATCGCAAAAAATAGACACAAGTGAAGCTAAATTAAAAAAATATATAGCGGACGAATTAAAAAAACATCAAAGTCAAATAAGCAAAAAGAATTACGATACAACGACTAGATGGATAGCGGTTTTTGCAATTTTAGTACCAATAGCTTGGTCGTTAATTTCTCATTATATATTTCACTGGAAGGGATAATTTGTCTCTATAATTCTTTACTATATCATTTATTTGCCCCAAACCCGCACAAGTGATACCATTAAATAGCCCAACAACATCATGATGAGTTACTTCCAATTTCGAATCTGATATGTTTGTTGGGTTTTTATTTGCAATTAAAATTTAAATAGCTTACAATAAGTAAGTCTTATGTTGACACTACCCAGCAATCATTATCGGAACTAGACCTAGATGTCTACCGATATCGCACAATGATCGTTGGGTTTTAATTTGTGATAAAATAGAGTCGTAGTTCTTTCAAGAGTGGACTACAGACCCAACAATCGGTTTCATGCTCTCGCGAGCTCTTCCTTATGGGATCGTTTTTCAACTTGTTGGGTTTTATTAATAACTAATTTTGATTTTAATAAACGGTAGTGGTATTATTAGAGACGATATATTTTGATATAAACTAGCAGACGGCAGGTAGTACCTGCTTTTTGTTTGCATTTTGAAATTCAAGGAGTATGATTATATTTGGCTCAACAACCAAAATATATTACATTAGCTAACGCTTTATTATTCTCTAAATTACGATTACATGGTTGTTGAGCTTTTATTTGCTTTCAAAAAGTAAGAGTGATAACATATAGTCAGCCCAACAATCACTTTTTAATAATGGAGGCGTCCATTCTGAAATTGTTTTCAACTTGTTGGGTTTTTATTTGCTATTTTAAAGTAAGTGATATACAATATATCTCGTAGCTTGCATCCATAACTCTCGCTACATTTCTTTTATGTTTAAGGAGCACATCTGATGTGTTTCTTTTTTTATTTGCTATAAATTAGTAAGTGGTTTACAATTGTATTCGTAATCTTCCCTATAAGATTACATCCCAAAACGCGTTCAGTCAGTGTAAAAACTGGCTGATTTTTTTATTTGCAATATCGAACAAGTGTTCGTATAATGTCATAGAGGTGACTTTATGGAACACAAAGACTATGATGATTTTAGCGCACTGGTAACTAACTACTTTCAGCATGATTATAGAGAAAGAGGTATCAAGAAGTGGCAAGGGTATTTTTTATCAGACCACACAAGTGCCTTAAAGCATTTCAACGCTGATAACAACTTTGATGAAACGCCCATGAAACAAATGGCAACCAACGATATTGTTAGAGAGGCTATGCATGCTATGGCTAATTGGCGTTTCGTGGTGATACAATTGAATACAACAACATATGAACACGATACACCGAAGAACATAGTAGGTTTGGTAGCCAACCTTAACGATAGAAGTTTGAGTATTGAAAATTCAGATGGGAAGATTAGCAGTCATTTATTAGAAGACATAAGAGCGATCAGAATTGAAAACGCCGACTAGAAATTAATCTGGTCGGCGTTTTTTATTTGTAGCAAATTTGTAGCAAATTGTAGCAAAAAAATACGAATTTATATAACTTTAAATGATTTTAAGCGAACTACACAATTCTGTTCAAACATTGATAAATCAACATTTAAGCAAACAAAAACTGTTATCTCAACATTTGTAAGATAACA